GACACGTTGTCTTTCTCGTTCTGTGCGCACGTGTGGTTCGTAGTTATTACCCCAAAGAATCATGATGTCAGGAATTCTCAAAGTTGAGAGTTCGTCCTCGGACTCAATGAGTCCGATCTTGATTAGATAATCAAGGTCACGAAAATTAGGCTGATAACCTTTAGCTTCGAGTTTTTGATATATGTAAACACATAGATCATAAAATCTCTTGCTGCATCCACAAGATGCTAGTGATAATCCTACTGCTGAGGCCATTAGCTTTTGATAGCTCTGTGGCATACGTTCAGGAAAAACAAGGTGTCTAAGTAGATCCTCATCTGTTCTGAATGGTATTCCGTAGCTATTAAGATAACCAAGGACTGTGTGCCCGCTAAGCTTGTTTGAGATACCAGATTTGTTGTGTTTGGTATTAAGCTTTGCGTTAAAGTAGTATAATGCTGCTTCTGCCATCATATCTAAGAAATTGAATCCATAGATTTGGAACATTCTTTCCATGAAGGTGACGAGGGAATCGTCGCCCTGAATCATGATCCAGAATCGTTCACTATTGATGTCAACACCTAGTGCTGATAAACAGGTAGCAATCATTGTTGCGTTTGAGAAAGTGTCTTGAAGCTGTGTTTGTTGAAAACCAGATCCAAAACCGTTGTGCTTCCATCTGAACTTTCGTCCGTCAGGTAAAAGGATAGGAGTGTGTAACACTGAGTGACACATCCATTTCCAAAGGCGTTCTATTCTCACGGGGTCCGTTTCATTGAATCCCCAAGGGTAGAAGTTGGTCGGTTCGTATTGACCAAAATCGAAGTAAGTTCGCCAGATACCATGAACATCGGTCATCAACTCAAACAACAGACGCTTATCAAACTGACTCCAGTCAGTCGAAAGCACTGTGTTTGGTCTACCAGTCATAGAAACCTCACGAAAGATCTTCTTCCATCCACCACGCATAATCTCTCTGCCCCAAAAAAGCTTTCCGCAATTTTGAAAATTCTGATAAATATGTTGTAACGGCCAGATGAACATAAGTTCGGCCATTAGCATAAGCCAGGTTGCGCCAAATACGGCTCTGATCTTGTCAGGCTCGCCTTCTGCGACAACGTGTGACCTTGCAAACAACGTATTCCAGTAATAAGGAACAGGAGTTTCTCCATGCCAAAACGGTTCTTCGCCATCTTTGATTTTGTGTATCTGCATTCTATTATAAGTAAACACTTCATTGTATAAGTAGTGCTTCTTGTATGAATTGTCAGGTATCATGCCCAATCGTTGCTTTAATTTCAAGTAACGTTCGGTTGTCATTGCATTGTCAACGTCAAAGGACCACAACAAGTCAAGCTTTTCCTTGATCTTAGGGTTGTCGACCTCTTCATCTACGTTCCTAACCTGGTATGGTTTCACGACGAAATCGCCTAAATTCCAGGGTGCTCCAACGTTTGTGTTGAGTACCATCGGGTATTTGCGAAGATCGGGAAACGCTACAGGATAGAGCGTTCTGATCGGCCTAAACCAATCACGAACTGCTTGTAGTGCTCGGTGATAATGTCCATCTCGAGGGATGGGGTGATAGGGTTGATCAAAGCTAAAAAAGTCTTTGATTACGGCATCATCAGTTTTATCCGATCGTCGATTAGTATAAACTTGATCGATCTCTTCATCGGTATAGAACTTGGAGATTTGACGTTTTAGCCATTCTACCTTGTCTTGGTAGTCTGGTTGAGTCTGTCTCCCTTCATTGCCATGCCTATCTGACTGTGCATAATTCTCAAAACCTAGAAATTCTAGATTCTGATGTTGATCGTCAAATGGGATGTAGTTTTGCATAGTAGTAGTGTAATTGTAGTGCTGATATTATTCCTGTATTGTTCACGCGGGTGGTATTGAAC